TAAACTTTTAAAAGTTTAAATAACATACACTTAAAAGTTAAACCTCAATCGAAATAGAAAATCATCGATCAATAATGTCGCAACTAGATATTTTAAGTATAGATGCTAAGATCAAACGCACGTTCATAGAAGAAACCAATAAACTACCATATTATCAGGAAAAGCTCCTAGATCTACAAAGAACAGATAAAAAACAAACACTTTCTGCAAGGTCTTGTCGCAACCTAAAAACAAACATATCCGATCTTGAAGAAAAAATAGAAACTCTTACATTTGGGCAACAAATGAACTTTTACATTGTAGAAACAGCTCATCTTATAGAGATGTATAAAAAAATACTATCAACACCGGTAAAACTGTCTTTTACTGGTAAACCATCTAGTGATAACAAGGAGAAAAGAAAAGTTATTTCTTCTTATTTAGAGATTGCTCAAAAATACGCAGATATAGAAAATATAACTCCAAAAAAATACAAAAAAGTTGTTTGTAACAATTGTCCCAACAAAAAGTTATTCGATATTATCGATAACAGTATTTACATATGCATATCATGTGGAGCACAACAAGAAATTCTCCTTCATACATCTTCATACAAGGATATTGATCGAATCAACATTTCTGCAAAGTATACATACGATCGAAAAGTTCACTTCCGTGACTGTATTAATCAGTATCAAGGCAAGCAGAACAGTACTATCGATCCCAATACATATACGAGTCTGTTGGAACAATTTAGAAAGCATCATCTCCTTGTTGGGAACAAGAAAACACCAAAAGAAGAAAGATGTAAGAACATTACCAAAGAACATATACATTTGTTTCTTAAAGAACTTGAATATACCAAACATTACGAGAATGTTAATCTTATTCATTATCAGATGACAGGAAAGAAACCTGATGACATTACTTATCTTGAAGATAGACTTTTGGATGATTTCGATACATTGACGGATCTCTACGATAAAAAGTTCAAAAATAAATCAGGATTTGATCGGAAAAACTTTATCAACACGCAATATGTGTTATATCAACTACTTGTTAGATATCGTCACCCTTGTAAGAAGGAGGATTTTACTATTCTTAAAACTGTAGATAGGAAATCTTTCCACGACGATGTTGCAAAGATCTGCTTTGAGGAGTTAGGATGGAATCATACACCACTATTCTAATTTTTAAACATAATTTAACAAAATTGTACTCCTATAAAAAGAAATTGATATTTATATATTATCTTTTGAGGATATAAGAAGATGTCGAACGATAACAACTCTGGAATAAGAGTGAATATCCACAATCATGAGGAGAACGAATACGATTACTTTCCTCAGATGATTATTATGGTCGAAAGACCCTACAACCCGTTCCATCAACCTGTTTTTAATGGGAACGGGATGAATCCGGAAGATGAAATTCGAAACGCGCTCGATCAGGTAAGTATGTTAAATGTTATGGGAGCTTTTTTCGACAATTTCCTCGGAATGGATCCTGTGGGAATGTCGGATGAACGCATGATGGAAATCGCGCGACGTGAGAGTCTCGCTCACTACAAAACACAAGAAAAGAAACCACATATCAAGCTTGGTATTGCGAGTAAAATAGCAGATGAAAGTATTAAAAACGAAAGTTGTACAATCTGTGTATCCAAGTTCGATGTGGGAGAGAATATTACTGAGCTAGAATGTAAACACACTTTACACACTGATTGTATCGCGGAGTGGGTCAAGTACAAATCAGAGTGTCCTGTCTGTAGAGAAAATATTCAGACTATTGATAAGATACCGGACCTGTCGAGTGATGAGGATGATTTGGTACCAGAGAATGAATTAGATGATCCGAACGAACTAAATTAAATTATTTTATACAAAAATTATGTATAAAATACTCATGGATTATTCTTTTTATATTCTTGGTAATAGAACATCATCAGATTTTTTATGTTCTGACCAATTAGAGGATATTTTTCCGTATCCAAATTGGCAATTGATACTCTGATACCCCAAAATGGTCCAGCAAAACCAACAGCGGGAAGTAAAACTGTTCCATATTTTTGTGCAAGAAGAATTAAAAATTCTAACGGATCTCTATGTTCCAATAAATATTTACCAAACTCTTTATCATTTGTTAAATACACTGAAACCTTAATTAGATCCATGACAATATAATAGTTACTATTCATAACGCTTTCAGTTAGTTTATACTTGACAGGTTCTAGAAGTAATGTCATGCGTTTTTTAAGCAATTTCTTTATCATCTTATTGTATACTCTCTTTTCATCCATATAATCATGCATAGCGAAAAGAGTCATAAGAACTTGTTGAGGTGTTGATAAACCTGCTGTATGCCCTTCAGCAACTTGTCTACTATCTAAAAGTAACCTTTCAATGAACGGAATTGATTGAGGTTTATTAGTAACCATAGAATATCTCTTATTTACCGAACTCGAAACTCGTTTGAGTAATTTTTTATCAATAATGTTGTTATCATTCAGAGATATAGCTCCTAATCTCCATCCGGTAACTCCAAAATACTTTGAAAAAGAGTATACACCAATTGTGTTGTAAGGTAAATCATTAACTAGACTGTTAAACTGATCAACAAAAGGAGCATACACATTGTCTGCCAGAACAATCAGATTTGGATTCTTTCTTTTGACGATTTTAGCAATATTGGATGTAGTTCTTTTCGATAAAGATAACGCCGTTGGATTAGTTGGATTACATATAAACAGTGCTTTCATCTTTGTATCACCGATCTTGGCAAGCTCTGAGCTATCGATTTCCCATTCGTTATCTGGGTTAGCCTTAATACATACTTGTGTTAGGTTATAGTTTTCAAGTGCTGGTATTTCTAGATACGGGGAGAAAATTGGCGTTAAGATACCAATACGATCACCATTAACAACCAGTTTATTATATTTGAGTGAGTTAAACACGTATATAATGGCTGCTGATGCTCCCTCTGTTGGGAAAATCTTGATTTTATCTCGTAAAGAACTATTTCTATATATTATTTTACTTAGGAAAGCTGCAAGTACCGGTTCAACAAACGGTTGGACGCGTGGAGGACTAGGATAAAAACATCCTAGCGTTGAAATGATTATATCATGAGCAAGTTTATCATCTGAAAATCCTGTTATAGATTTCATCTTCTTAATAGCTGCACTAAGGAATTTACCTGTCATTGTACCAGAGTTTTTTGAGATTAAATTATTAAGTTTTTCCCCGATGCCCTTTTCAGAAGGAATAAATCCTAATCCATCCATAGATAAATCTTTACTAGCAATGTATGTTGCAAACATTTGAAGTAACGCGAATGCATATCTAGGTAACGTGGAGAAGAAGTTAGGATTACCTCTACCAGCATTTAGCATCTCTCCGTGTTTTTCTGCTAGTGTAATGAGAGTATTCTTGAATTCAAATGGTGATAAAGAACGATATTTATATCCTGTATCTTCCTTATCTACAAAAATCTTGTAATAAGCGTCGCATGGTTCTTTGAATGTTTCTTTCATTTATTCTTATACAATGTTTACTTTTAAGAAAACATATTTATGTAATATAAATTAATTATAGTATTTCTTGTACTTGTAGGTACCGGAATTATATTATATTTTACAGTTTTTAAAGGTGGTGATGGTAACGGTAACAATATATGCACTCCCAATACAGCTAATAATATACAATTCTCGTTAAAAAACAGAACAACGGGACCTATTTCTATTAAGATGGGTCCGGTAAAAACCGCTGCTATTAAATCAACCATTCGCCAAATAAAGTCATCGAATATCATGAGAGAGATCAGATTTGCACCTTCTGTTCCTGGAACTATATCACCATGCATAATATTTTAGATACCGGAAGTATGAATCTTCTCGTAATAGGGAGTGGGTGTAAAAATCAGTATTGTGGCCTATTAATTCTCCTGGAAAAAATGGACGATTCTTGTAAAAGCGAGTCATAGTTCTGGCACGGCAATTACCGAGTTTTGGGATATTCAAAATTTACAGGGAATGTCTCATTTCCCGTCTATTATGGGATTAATACCAAATAATAAAAATATAGGAGTAAATAACAGTTTTGTTAGTTCTGTATCACCAACGTTAGGAGCAAATGGGTTTACTATCGATTTAAAATCTGATCAGAAAACCTTGACACTAGGAGAAATAAATAAAAGCGGGAATATGGCAGACTTATTACAAACATCTATTCAGGGTATGTCAACCTATATTTATTACAATGTGAATGTTAAGAGTAGTTCGTTTACTCCAGACGACGGAGGGTAACCTATAGACATATGATATACTGGACCGGCTATTCTAGATTCTGGGAGTACAGGTATAAGTATGACAAAGGCTCAACAAGCTATGAATAGTGGTTCAGGGACTTTTACATAATGGTGTTGTTCTCAGTGGTGTTCTACTATAAGACAAGCTGTCGGCCCAGACCCTAGTCCTGGTCTGGGCTTAATCGGTTTATGTTGTATGGAAAATATAATATTTCGTTATAATAAATGACTGACGTTAAAAAACTTATAGTCCCGTTTTTAATCGGTGGTACTGTTATTGCCGGTGTAAAATACGCAAGTACACATATAAAGAATCCAGCCGTGGCTGCTATTATTGGAGGTGTCCCAACTGGATTGATTTCTATATATTTTGTAAGCGATGAAAAAACTCTCAAGTACGCGCATAATTACTTCTTTGTTACGTTATCATTGTTATCAGCTATTGCAGTATTCTATACATTACATACATACACAAAACTATCGAAAAATGTTGCAGTGATTGTGTCATTAATTTTTTGGGCTATATTCATTGCCATTCGGTATATAGCTGCTGGAAAAGATGTATCGTAATTTAATCTTGTGAATGAATAAATATGTTCGAATCAATCAAGAAAATGTGGAATACTCACGGCTTTGAGATAATGCTAGTTCTGTCTCTTATTTTTATAGCCATATTTGCACTGTGTAGAATAGGAAAGAAAGGTTCATGGGCTTCATCTTATTCTTATGATCCACGACACTCACAAGGCCCGATTGATAGAAAACGTGGTCCTCCCAAAGAAAGTAGTGGTGAACGAGAATGTCGAAGAGTGTTACAGAAAATCTTCAATAAACCATTCAAAAATTGTCGACCAGACTTTTTACTCAATCCTGTAACAGGAGGACGGTTTAATTTAGAGTTGGATTGCTACGAAGAGTCTCTAAAGTTGGCAGTAGAGTATAATGGAAAGCAGCATTATAATTATGTTCCGCATTTTCACAAGAATAAGGAAGCTTTCTATAATCAAATGTATAGAGACGAACTTAAGCGTAGAATATGCAGAGAAAATCGTGTTAATTTGATCGAGGTTCCTAATACTGTTAAAGTAGAAGATATAGAGGGATTTTTACGTAAAAAATTACGTTTGATAGGGTATATACAATAAGTAATTATTCTTATAGAAATAGAATAATTACAAAAACTGTTTCAGATATTCTGGAACAGGTAATCCAAGTACTGCTCCGGACATACCTCGTGTACATGACCCGCAACTCTGACTCATTGGATTACAATCATCCCCACAAAAACAACATTTCCCAATGCCCATATCATCTTGTGCCTGTGCAACAATAGCATCGATTTCCTCGTTTGTGTATAACCCACAAGCTTTGAGGATATCATTTACACATTTTTCTAATATCTTTTGATTGTTTTTTCAAATCCATTTTCTTCTCCTTTTAGCTTCATTTTTTTCTTAATTGCTTAAAATAATAATACACGCTATGAGAGATAGAATAAATAGGGATACACCAATCATGATTGCGTATGGAGGAAGTTTACGGAAAAATCTCCCAATGTATCTTTTCTTCTCCGCTTTGTTCTTTGCTAATTTTAAACGTGTTAACAAAGGTATTGGCCCAAAATAATCATTTATGTGGAGAATATCTTCATCTGTCATAAGAAAACATTTTTCTATCGTGACTCCATTCACATCTGGAATACATCTATTATCGGACCCTCTGAATCGAAATATGGGTCTATTATTAATATCCATTTTCCATTGTGGTAACTTATGTAGATTTGAATCCACCTTCGATGGATGAGTTAATGGATTAACCAATACATATATTGGTGATAACTTGTCTTGGGTCCATCCTGTTGGGTCACACGGAGGTTTTGGGTCAAAAGATGGATAACTTGTTTGGGTAGGAGTAATATGTAAATAAAGAGGTACAGTAGCTGGGACTTGTTGCGTCCATGTCATAAAAGATACTGCGTCATTCTGAATATCAAATGGATCGTATGCGTACTTTACATTTTCCGTACTCCATGGATCTTTTCCAAGTTTTTTAGCGTTAATAAGTTTTAATCCGGTAGGTATTGGCCGAATCATGGGAGAAAACGCATAGAATGATCCTGTTATTTTCCAATTACCA